GGGGGCGTGCCAGCAAGCTGGCGGTGTGTAAAAAAGAGTAAAAATGTTGTTGACTTATTTTGTTTGGTGCGCTACAATAAGGACAGCTTGATAGACAAGATAGAACGGAGACGTAAACCGCTTACCGCCTATCAAGCAAGTTCTATCTCGGTAGGCGGTTTTCGTTTCTAGAAAGGCAAACCAAACATGTACGAACAGGACATACCAGAAGAAAAGATGTTTTACCGCAACGGCTACCGACCTATGATTGGTGCTGAACTAGCTGAAGGTAGACGATGCAATGACACAATTGCAAACCTATATTGTTTAATCGAATATTTAGCTCGTAAAAAGGGCTACGCGCACCCAACCAATGAGCAACTAGCTGACTGGCAAGAGTGTAGTATCAAGACAATCAAAAATCATTTGCGCCTACTTAAGATGGCCGGCTGGATAAGAGTAGACCTTTACGGCGATGGTGTTGTAAAGAAACGCAAGGGTATTTACCCGTTACTAGAGGTAGACAGAGAGGCGAGACAAGTGCGCCTGCCAGATGGCACACAGCTTAAGCCAACCAAGCGGCAATATATCCGCAAAACAGAAGAGAAACAAACAAAAGAGAACGCATACGATTACGACGACGTAGAGCACAGCGAACCGACTACCGAAGAGCGCGAGTACGACGGGGAGCTTGACGGAGACAAAAAACCTACTAGCTTTGCTAAAGAGTATAGAGAGCAACAAAAGATTAAAAACCGTGACGAGGCTTTCATGGGGCAAGATGAAGACACACAATGGGCGTTTATTGCTACTTTGCGAAAAAAAGGCGACTACGAAAACGCTGCCAAATATGAAGATATGATTACTGGCAGCCAAAGTGTGTCTGTTGAGAACGAAGAGCCAGAAGATGAAATACACGAAGAGCCAGTAGCCGTTGTACCTAAAGCGCCGCGTGAACTTACAACGGCAGAACAGTGTGCACTACAGACAAAGAACATTCAAGCAGACAACTACGACCGCCGCGGCAATGTCATAGACGGTAATTTGTATCATAAATTAGAAATGGAGGTAATCGCCGAATCAGACGCACGAAAGGCAGAAGAGGAAGCACAAAAGCAGCAAAATATACAAGCACAACAATTGCCCGCTAATACGTCGGCACAAACCAGCGCTGTAGCAACCGTACAGCAGAACGTGCCGGCATCAGTAGCAGACAGCCCGCTTGCTACGCCGCGCACAAGCGACCGTAAAGGTTATGACCCTGTGCTAAAGGCTTTCTATGACGCAGCCAAAGCGCTTGGCATCTCTATCAAGAACAACGCAACAGCACAAAAGCACGTAAAGCGCCTAGAGGACGTACGAGGCGACGACTGGTGTATCAAATACTTTGACTTTCTACGTATCAATTACCGTTCGTGGGAGTACAAGTATAAACCGGAGATTGGCAATGAACTTGACATGATCCATAAGGCAAAAGCTATCGAGAACGGTATGCGCCGTATGAGAGAAGAACAGCAACGTAAGTATAAGGTATACTAAAAGAGAAGGGAGAAAACACAATGCCATATGCACTTACCACCTACGACGGTGAAAAAATCGAACTAATGGAGCAATCACCCGATAAGATCCGCGAACTAGCAGCAGACGCGGGGCTGGTAGCCATCCAAGACTCAAAGGGCCAAATACACTACCTAGGTAAAGGACGGCTAGCAAGTATCGACTACACAAAGCCAGAAGGGCCGGTAGTTCGTCCTGAGCAGCGCCTTGCCATGGGCGGCCAGAAGGACAACCGCAGTAAAGGGCCAGAAGCTGAAGCTAACAGGGCTTGGCGCGATGAGTGCGGGCACGACTACAAGCGTATGGCTAATAAGCAAGAGCGTGACGCTTTCATCAAAAAGTGGATCGAGGAGAACACCCAACAATAAAGTTGGGTTTTTCTTTAAAAAAGTGTTGACTTTCTAACGTCGAGCATATATACTGAAACTATCAACAACTTAAGGCGAAAGGACAAAAGCCAAATGAGTATTATCAACACAATCAAAAACTTTATCAATCGACGCAAGCAAGAACAGCAAGAGTGGGACGACGTAGACCAGATGCTGAGTGAAGCACTAGTAGATAGCTACTTGGAGAAAATGTAACATGGCAGGCAAAACTGAAACGACAGTAAAAGCAATCCTTGAAGCACGCGATAACAACGGCACATGCAAGCACTGTGGCCGCAAGATCCAGCTTTACAAGTATAAGATCACACCAGCTATGGTTTACATGCTGAAGGACATGGGGCGCATTACAGCCCGCCAAGCAGCAGAGCACCAAAGCAGCCCGCGCCACGTCGACTCTGGCGAGATTGACCGGCCATTTTCTGTACGCACACAAATGACCAAGTTGCGACTCCACGGACTAGTAGCAAAGGTAAAAGACGCCAAAGGCAAACATATCCCACGTACCTGGATTGTCACCAAGAAAGGCTGGAAGTTTCTCGCCGGCAAGCCAGTACAGGCACGTGTAACTGTCTATAACAACACCGTGCTTGGTCACTCTGGCGGCCTATGTGTGATTGATCAGATCGCCGGAGCGTCTGGCGATTACATCGTAGAGCCTATTACCGAGGATGAGAGCAAGCAGCTAACAGCTACAAAAGGCCAAGGCGCTAAAGATAAAGCCAAAGAACTAGGTTTGTGCTAATATACAGATAAGGGCCGTGCAGCTTGTCCCACGCGGCCCTTATCATTTTAGAAAGGATACCATGAAGATCGAGCACATCAATATAAACCAACTAAAGTTTGACGAGAGAAACCCCCGCATTATCGATAAAGATGAGTTTGCGGGGCTTGTGTCGTCTATAAAGACGTTTGGCCTCGTCGACCCTGTAATTATCAATCATGACAACACGATCATTGGCGGCCACCAACGCACACGAGCAGCCCAAGCCGCCGGCCTGATTGACGTGCCATGTATCCGCCTTAATCTAGACGAGCACGACAAGATCAAGCTAAATGTCCTACTAAACAGCCAGGCCATTAGCGGCCGTTATGACGAACTGAAGCTAGAAGAGATTCTAGACGAGCTAAAGCTAGACCAAGACTACCTGGAGCTACGGCTAGACAAACTAGAAATTAAAGACCTAGACACCGAACGTCTCATATCGCCAAGTGGCACAAAGTTAATACCTGAGTCTGTCATAGACGGGCGCAAGCTAGACTGGATCAAAAGCGATGAGTTATGGGCAGAGTCGGGAGTAGACACCGGAGAACGTAGCCCCACGCTGTACCAGACGCTGTATGAGTGGTTTTGTCCGCAGGGTGGCCTCATTATGCATCTTAACCCAACAAACGGCGCACCGGGCCTCGTAGCGGCTAAAAACGGCTACAACTTTATTGGCCTACAAGCGAACGATGCAGATTTAGAAGCTGAAGCAGCCGAGATACTCACGCCAGACGATGGTGGGCTAGCCTACGTGAACGGCGACATTACCGGTTATTTTATCGATCATCCAGATAAGACAGTAGACCTGGTGCTATACGACATGAACACAGAAGATAAGCATAGTGACCTGTTGCTGTCCGACTTAGCAAAGAAAATGAAGCCTAACCGCTTTATCATCGCCATTGGCAACTACGAGCGTAGCGACGTAAAGAACGGCGGCGCGATCAATGACATACCACACCTTACAAAGTGCTATATCGACGACTACAACGGCCAAGTTGACCTGTACAACCACATTATCTTTATAGAGAACACAGACACGAGCAAGTACGCAGCCAAGAATTTCAACAACGTGCGCAAAGTGGCCCGTATCCATACAGACGTAATGGTATACACTAACGGTGATCCAGATAAAGCGATCGACGACTTTGCTACTATCGACTTTTCCACAGACGAAAAGTAAAAATCTTTGTAATTTCTATTGTTTTTCGTCGTGCATTTGCTATAATAAGAGCAGATAAGTAAGACGAAAGGATAGCAAACAGGGCGAGAAAGAACTATTACGCATAACACAACTAAACTTGAACATTAAAAATTAGGAGTAAAGACCACATGGCCAATTTACAAAACCGTATCGAAGACCGTAGCAAGGTAATGCGTGCAGCTATGATGTACATGGCGTGCGAAGCAGCTCGCACCATCTTGCTTGAGCAAATAAACAACAAAAATAGCAAGGTTGATTTGACCGCAGAAGACATTGTAGACCTTGCAATCATGCAAAACCGGGCCACCTGGACTCTTGAAGCTACTCACGTCATTGATGACATTAAGGCTGACTTGAGGAAGCGTAAGAAAATCCAAAAGCTCGCACTCGAACAACAATAGTAAAACAAAGGGGGTAAAGTGGAAGTAGACCCAAAGATGCGCGCCCTCATGCTGATCGTAGCAGACACTGTGATTGAAGGCTTTGGCAAAGACAAGAACGACTTGCCAGAGGTGACAAACGCAGAAGAATTATTCGAACAGCTTATGGCGTACACAGCAGCGCATGGACGCGAGGCAGTAGCCCGTGTGCGGCGCGACATTGAACAAATAAGAAAGGGGGCAAATGATGGCAACAAATAGCCAAGTGCTAGACATTCGCGACGGCCTCGTAAAATCAGGGCTGGAGATTACAGATGCCGAGCAGCTTATTAAGGCTTACGGCGCACCATTCACTGAAGTTGGCGAGATTCTCGCCACTTACAAAGACATTGTGGTAACTGACGTATCACAAAAAGAGGAGATGCAGAAAGCTCGCAAGATGCGGCTTGCACTCCGAGGCAAACGTGTGAAGATCAAAAAGACGCACGACTTTTTGAAGGCAGACGTGTTGAAGCAGTCAAAGGCAATCGACTTTGTAAACCGTGAAGCGGCAAAGATTATCGGCGAAGCTGAGAAATATCTCGAAGATCAAGAGAAGTTCGCCGAAAACCTCTTGAAGAAACAGCAAGAGGAGAAGCTGGCAGCTCGACGCGCCAAGCTGATGATGTACACAGATGACATTAGTTTGTACGAGCCGACACTTACGAGCTTGAGCGATGAGAAATTCGAGCAATTGCTCGCGCAGCTGAAGCAAGCCAACGAAGACGCCAAAGCAGCAGCAGAGGCTGAAGAGGCCAAGCGTAAGGCAGAAGCTGAGCGTGCAGCCAAAGCTGAAGCTGAAGCGGCAGAAGCCAGGCGCAAGCAAGCAGAAGCGGAAGCAGAAGCCGCACGACTCCGCGCTGAAAAGGAAGCAGAAGAGCGCGCCAAGGCTGAGGCGGAAGCTAAAGCAGCCGAGGAAGCTCGCAAGGCAGCGGCAGCGCCCGACAAAGAGAAGGTGATGGCCGCCATCGACGCAATCGAGTTTAAGGTAGAAGGCCTCACAGACCTACGCGCCATGGAGTTTGCCGAGAAGATCGCGCAGCACCTCGAAACAGTCAAAACTAACTATAAAATTAAGGCAGGTAATCTATGACAGCAAGTGAGTTTAAAGAGCAGGTAATGGCGCTTGGCTATAGTGTCGAGCATACTAGCAGTGCATATTACGTTATAAAAGACGGCGAGACATACGCTAGTGTGTCACGGTTTATGATGCGAAGTATCGATACATCTCTCTCGAGCATATCCAGGATTGACGACGAAGACGGCCTATCGCTCATGGCTTTGCTGTTCGAGTTTGCGACTACTCCAATTGAGAAGCGCGAAGATTACAACTACCGTGTATACACAGTGTTTGAAGAAAACGAAAATGTCGGGCACAAGTTGTATGTCTGTGGCTATGGCAAAGATGGTGAACGGTTGGCACTTGATATTGATGTTGTCGAAGCATTGCACCACCCAAAGGCAACGGCTGGGATAATCGCAGATCGTGTTAGTAAGATCACCGGTAAAAAATTCGAGCTTGAGAAGGTAGAACGATGACGATCAGTGAAATTGAACAGCAATTAGCCGACATGGGGCTTAAGCTTTATACCGACGACGTGCACTACTACTATGTTGATGACAAGGACGATTACCGCTATGCGTACATAGAAAAGAGTTGTCGTTTTTTGATTGATACCGACACTGAGCATTTCAAGATGTTGCAAGCCAATAAACGCAAGCGTCTATTTAACCTCCTTACAGAGTTTGCCGCCACACCTCTCGACAAGCGACAGAACACAAAGTACTACGTGAGTGTTGAATATCAAGGTTACTTTGGCAAAAACCGTACCTTCTGGGTGTCTGAGTACAACTCATTCGCAGAAGACTACGAGCTATCGACAAAGTACCAAGATGCTGCCAAACTCGATGAGGAGCTAGCCGACAAAATCATCGGGATGCTGCCGCCAATAGCAGCGATTGAGAAAACTAAAGTAGCCGTAGAGTAGAAAGGACAATAGAAGTGGCAAAAGGTTTTAGCAAAGCAGTGGTAATGGGCAACCTAGTCCGTGACCCTGAAACAAAACAAACAAACAGCGGGCACAGCGTTACCAGCTTTACGCTCGCAGTAAACGGTCGAAACGATGATGTTGCGTACATTGACTGTACAGCATGGAATAAAGGCGGTGAGACGATCGCGCAGTACCTCCACAAAGGTGACGCGCTGCTTGTCTCTGGACGACTTAATCAAAGCCGCTGGCAAGATAAAGACGGCAACAACCGTAGTAGGATCGATGTGGTGGTTGATGAGTTTGCTTTCATCGGTGGCAAGAACAATAGCGATGGTAGCAGCACCCAAACAGCGCCACAAGCTAACTACGATGAGCCAGCACCTGTGTCTGATATTAATCTCGCAGACATTCCATTTTAACAAACAGGCAAAACAAACATGGACTACGAAACAGTAGAGATAAAGTACCGAGACAATGAGTCAAAAGGCATCGGTATACCAGCTGGCGTGTGGGTAGCGCGCCGGCTGAGTAACGGCGAGGTATTTAGCTACGGTACACTCGAAGGCTTAAAACAAAAGGCGGTTGCACGACGTTACAACTACATCGTCTACCGCAAAGACTACAAGCTTGGTGGGTATATCGCAGACGAAGTATTTGACTGTACAAAAGGGGTACTTGGCAAAGACTGGCACAAGGTGTAGAATATTTGGTAGCTGTGTGTGGGCGCAGCTGCCAGATTCCTCCTTTATGGTGAGACGCAGCAATTGTTGCGTCTCTTTCTTTTGGTGTATAATGTGATCATGGCAAAGACGAAAAAACGCGGCCTAGATGCAAAAAGCGACACTGAGACGAAAGTGCCGCCGGTTAAGCATCTAGATATAACAAAAAACGATATTAAAGACGCAGAGATAACGGACATGCGGCTTGAGATGGTACTCACACAGATACTGAACGGTGCGCGCACATCAATCATCAAGCAGACGATCAAGCAGCAATGGGGTATTGGCGAGCGCCAAGCCCAAAAGTACATTGCAGCAGCCAAAAAGCGTATCAAAGCCTCATATGAGGATCAAATGCCAGACTTTGTGGAGACGCAGCTTGAGAAGATAAACCACGTGTACTACGAGGCTATGAAGAACGGAGAAAGGGCAAACGCACTAGCAGCACTAAAGCAAGCCGCACAGCTTGTAGGGGCTGAAGCACCGACCAAGTCGGAAACCACAGTAAAAATATCTGGTGCGATTAAGGGTATGAGCGATGACGAACTTACAAGAATCATCGAGGGAGTTGCTGGAACTGAAAGCAGCAGCAGCGATGGAGCTGATCGAGCGCAGAGCGGTCAATGACTTTAACTACTTTGTGAATCATGTTTTCGCCCTCTCATTTCAAAGCGACTTTGTGAGTGGGCAATACGTTGCTGATGTATGCGAGCACATGGACAAACACCCATACGCTATGTACATCACAGGCCGTGGCCACTTTAAGAGCACACGCCTGTACGCTCGTCTCATGTGGCACTTATTGCGCTTTAAGAGAGAGAAGCGACGCAGCCCGGTAGAGGGTTGGTACTTTAGCTATAACAGCGAGCTAGCAGCCTACCACTTATCTAAGGTGCGTAGCCTCGTAGCCATCAACCCATTCTATTCAGAGCTTACAAACTACAAGAGCCAAACAGACTCTGTGCTTGGCTTTGCTAAGGTAGGCCCAAACCAAACACTCGACAAAGCCCCCAAGTTTCTCGTAAAGCCAGCCGGCCTCCTCGCCTTTAAGCGCGGTATCCACGCCAACCTCATCTATGTAGACGACCCGCTAAAAGACCCCGAGAATAAGCTGAAGCCTACCGTTATTCGTAAGATCAACCGTATTGTCTCTACAGAGCTGCTGCCTATGGTAAACAAAGGCGGTGAGTGCTACGTCGTAGGTACGCCACAGACAAACGACGACTTTTTCTTTGATAAAGGACTGAGCACGCTATTTGCCCAATGGTTTACGCCGGCCATTTTAGACTGGAAGGCAGAGAAGGTACTATGGCCAGACTTTTATACGTTTGATGACCTTATGAAGATTAGAGCCGCGCAGGGCGACAAGACATTTAACCAGGAGTACATGGCGCAGCCTGTCTATAACGAAGACAGCTATATCAACCGTGAAGCCCTAGAGAGCGTGAGTACCGAGCTATGCTGGAAAAAGAAAGATTGGAATAAGGCACTAGCTGACGCTGTAGTTGTAGGCGGCTTTGACATTGGCAAGAAACGCCACCCAAGCCACCTCGCGCTATTCATCAAAAAGTACAGCGAGACAGAAGACGGCGACGAGATTATAAGCTACCGCCAAATATACTCATTCTGGATGGACGGCTGGCAGTACGAGAAACAGTACAAAGAGCTAAACCAGATATGCGAACTATTCAATGTCTCCAAACTGTACTATGATAATACTAGGGCTGAATTTGAGGGATTTGCTGAACAGGGATTACTAAACCCTGTTATGGAGCCGGTAACATTAAACGCCAAAAACCAAACCAAGATGGCTGCTAACCTAGACATGCTCATAACCAACAACCGTATTAATCTGATCAATGAGCAAAGGCAGACGAGCCAACTCCTCATGGTAGACAACGCTTTGCAAGCACTCGAGTCTCCAGAGGGACATGGTGACTCATTCTGGAGTATCTGTATGGGTATCTCTAATGAGGATGAGGGCGATATTTGGATTCGCTATTAACAATAATAGGATGATAAGCTAATGACCAATAACAAAGGATTATTGCAGAGGGTGTACGACGCAGTACTAAACCGGCAAGAGAAGCCGGCGGAATCACGCGCCAACTACCTGAGCGATGACGGCGGAGTATATTCGTACAACGCTGGTATGCCATCATTCCAAGGTGGCAAAATAAAAGAGTACAAAGACAAAGCAAGCCAAGTCACAGCCAACAAAGGCTGGGTTTTTGCTGCTAACGACTTTATCGCTGAAGCTTTCAGTGGTGTTGAGTTTCAACTCGTGAAGACAGATAGGAACGGTAACCGTAGGACGATTACCGAGCATCCTATACTCTCTTTGCTACAGAGCCCAACAGATAGCCAGCATGGTATGCAGATGCTGTACCTCCACGCTAGCTACTTGAACATTAACGGCGAGAGCTACATTGTGCCGACAGGCGAAAACACCGAGATGCGAGGCTTACCAGCAGCACTGACGGTACTGCCTGCTCATCTAGTAGAGTACAAGGTAAACAAAGACACCGGCGATGAGATTATGCGCTATGGTGACTACTACTGGATGAACACCGACAAAGAGCGCCAATTTTACCGTGACTACCGGCCAAACCCGGCTAGTCCACGTAACGGTATGTCGGTTATTCAGGCAGCAGCTGGCGCAGTAGACACAGACGATAAGGCTGTAGACTACAACCAGCGCTTTTTTGCTAATAGCGCACGGCCAAGTATGATCATTGAGTCTGAAAAGCAGATGACTGACGTAGCGTTTAGGCGGCTAAAACAGCAGCTTATCGAGTTTTACAGTGGTGGGCAAAACGCTTATGTACCAATGATCCTTGGTGGGGGCGCATCTGCTAAGCAATTCGTTTTGACCCAACGCGATATGGATTTTCTAGAAGGCCGCAAATTGAGCCGTGACGAGATACTAGCGATGTTTCGTGTGTCTCCAGCGCTGCTTGGTATGATCACGTCGGCTAACAGGGCTAACATGGAAGCTGCCGAGTATCACTTTGCTAAGTACACATTGCTGCCACGTGTCCGAGCCTTCTGTAACTTTATTAATAAGTACGTGATTGATCCGTTCGACCCATCGCTCGAGCTTACCTTTGTAGACTTTATACCGAGCGACTCGAGCGTAGAAGCTAGCGCCAACACAGCTGCCATCAATAACTGGATGACGGTTAATGAAGTGCGCAAGACATTAGACCTGCCGCCTATTGAAGGTGGTGACGTGCTGTATCGTCCATCTGGCCGCGTAGAGCTAGGCAAGAGCGAAGAGAGCGAGCCAGCGCCAAAGGCTGAAGACAAAGAGCCTGAAGCATCAGACAGCGACGACGACAAAGAGCAGGGCAACAAAGAGCAAGACGACAAGAAACTAGCAGACGAGGCCAAGAAACGTGCCAGGCGAGAGCTAGCTGTTATGCTTAAGCGCGCAGCTGATCAAAAAAAAAAGAGGGTAGAGAAGCGAGCCGCTGATAGATTCCATCAAGGTGAAAAGCGGGTGGCAGACATGCAGCCACGGCTTGATAAGTACGAGGCTGGCTTTAGGAAGGCCGCCCGCAAGCACTTTGAGGCACAGCGCAAGGCTGTCATTGCAGAGCTAAACGAAGTAGAGGACGGCAACCGCAGCTTGGCAAAGCGTGACATTGACCCTGTCTACAAGCAGCTAGCGCTCATTATGAGTGACGAGCAGTGGGACATTAACTTGCAAGATGCGCTTATGCCGCTATACACCACTCTCATGAAAGAGCAGATCAAGGACGCATGGGCGCAGTTACCTAACTTTAAGCCGCCTAAAGACGTGCCGGCCGTTTCTGAGTTTGTGAAGCAGCGTGCACGCAAGATCGCTGTAGACATTAACGACGAGAGCCAGAAGCAGATACTGCTAACACTAGCCGAGGGGATCGACAAGGGTGAGAGCCGTAACGAACTACGTGCCCGTGTCGAGAACATATTCGGCGACATGAGCAGCAAGCGGGCAGACCGCATTGCACGCACTGAGAGTGTACGAGCAGCAAGCCAGGCAGACATATACGGCTGGGACGATTCAGACATTGTGACTGGCAAAGAGTGGCACACCAAGCTAGGTGACGCCTGCCCATTCTGCCAAAGCCTTAATGGCAAGATCGTGGAGCTGAACAAACCATTTGTGGAGCTAGGCGATAGGCTAGAGGTGACAACAACCAGCAAAGCAGGCAATCCTGTAACACACACGCTTAAGGTAGACTACGAGCCTATGGTAGGCCCACCAAGCCACCCAAACTGTCGTTGTGTACTCTTGCCAGTAATAGTTGACCAGTAATAGAATAAAGCTAGGAGATAAACCATGAACATTATTTTACGTAACAGCGTACCCCAATCAGTAGATGAAGATAACCACACCGTGCGTATCCGGTTTACTGATGAGTCTGTAGATAGCTATGGTACTAGCCTGAAGTTTGACGGCTGGGACTTTAAGCGCTTTATGGACAACCCAACTGTGCAGCTTGATCACTACAGCGACGCAGCAAGCAATATCGGCCGTGTCCTGGAGATTATTCCAGTGCCTGACGAGCGAGCCTACGATGCTATTGTGCAGTTCGACGTAGACGACATGAGCGAGTACGGCGGTAACTGGGCATGGGGTAAAGTATCGCGTGGATTCCTACGCACCTGGAGTGTCGGGTTTGAAAACCTGGTAAACGAAGGGCTGGAGTATCTCCAAAACCAACTCTTTGAGATTAGCCTGGTGGGTATTCCCTCTAACACAGGGGCTACCACTCGTGCGCTTAATGATGGTAGTATATCTGAAGAGGAGGCAAGGGGCTTGATGAAACGCTACTTTAGCGAAGCACGCAAGCTTGAGGCAGCCCTCGACAATACAACAGCTAAACCAAAAGGGGCACGTATGAACAAAGAGGAACTACAAGCGGTAATAGCAGAAGCTATGAAACCATTGCAAGAGCAGCTAGCAGCTCTCCAAGAAAAGCTAGCCACCGAAGTTGCACCAAAGCCAGAAGCCAAAACCGAAGAGGATACGCCAGCTGAAGCTGAGCCGAAAGCCGAGGCAGAAGCTACCGAAGATAAAGCGGCCAATGAGGACGCCAGCACACAGGTAGACGAAACCGAGACGATCAGCGATGAAGAGGCCGAGCGCATCATTGCAGAGTTTGAAAAGGAATTGGCCGAAGATGAAGGTGATGAGTCATTAGGTTATTAAAGTAACGATAACAAAGGAATAAACGTAAATATGCCTTACACAAAGGAACAATTGGCGGAAGAGATTGAAAAGCGCCAAGCAGAGGCTCGCAAGCAGGCTGAGGCACGTGCTGCCCGACACGCCAAGATGACCGAGCACAACAAAGAAATGAGCGAGAGCGACCGAGGCCGCGCACAGACCCGTGCATGGTTTAACGCTGTTCGTACTGGTAACACGCAGGAACTACGCCGCATCGACAGCGAAGTTGCTCGCGAGTACGCCGACATTGACGTAGAAGTACGCCGCATGGGTTACCGTGCAGACAGCCAGAACGTCACCACACAGGCTGACGGTGGTTACCTCGTGCCTACTGTCATTGAGAAGGCTATCGTTGAGAAGATGGTGAACGTTGCGCCTATTCGGCAGTTCGCTACCGTTATTAGCAACGCGCCTGCCAACCTCCGTGTGCCTGGCCAAGTTAGCCGGCCACAGGTAGCTTGGACAGCTGAAGAGGCCAACTACAATAAGACAAAAGCAACCTTCTCTGGGTTCGATATTGTCGCTAAAAAGCTTACCGGTATTGTGCCTCTTACTGAAGAGTTTCAGCAGGACGCAGCCGCGTTTAGCGTTGTTGAGCAGCTTTTGACCAAGCAACTCGCTGAAGAGATTGCCTACCAAGAGAACATCGCTTTCTTGGCTGGTGACGGCACAAGCAAGCCACGTGGTATTCGTACCCGCAAGAGCGCTTTGCCAGCAAGCCAAAAGATCAACTTTGGCGCTAACGTTGCAGCGCTCAACTACGACGCTGTGAAGAAAGCTTACCGCGCTATGCCTATTAGCTACCGCCGCAACGCTTTCTGGGTTGGTAACACTAACTTGGTTACGCAGCTTGACACTGTCAAGGACACCACGGGCCGCTACATCTACACCCAAGACGTGCGCGATGGCCTGCCATACGACAAGCTGCTTGGCCTGCCGTTCGTAGAGGTTGATAGCACTGCTATGAACTTTGACGAGCTGTGGCTTGTGAACAAAAACTGTTTCTGGATCACTGACGTTGCCGGCGTCCGCATTGACTTTGGTTATGCTAACGGCGACTTTGAGAGTGGCCGCAACAGCCTCCGCGTGATGAAGCGAACAGGCGCAAGCCCGCTGATCACTGACGGGTTCGTCATGGCTAGCGTTAATGGTGCTTAATTAAAAGAAAGGACACACTAAATGGCACACATCGTATTTACTGAATGTTTGGACGTTTACGTTCCAGGTGACCACCTGTACCACGTAACCCAAAAAAAGCTCGACTACCTGGACATGCTGACAAAGGTTTACTTTGACGGCGAGCCACGGTACAAGATCGTTGAGACTCACGAGCAAGAAGAAGCCCGCGAACAGGCTGCTCGCATTGCTGAGCACAAAGCCGAGTGGCAAGTTGAAAAGGACGCGCTGATTGCCCGCTACAAGGCAGGCGACCAGTACGCCGCTCGTGAGTGGGAACTGTCCGTGTTCGAGGATGAGCCAGAGTTTCCATACGAGAAGGTTCTCACTGAGATGGAAGCAGAGGAGAAGGCAAAGGCTGAAGCTGAAGCCGCTGGTAAAGACGAGCAGCCACCTGCTGAGGGTGCTGGCAAGGACAAGAAATAGCCAACAGGCTGTGACTTGCGAAGGGGATGGCCTGGAGGCTGTCCCCTTTTCTGTTTATAGGAGATAATAAAGCTATGGCAATAGTTACATTAGACGAAATAAAGAAACAGCTGGGTATCACCGGCAACGACAAAGACGCTGAGCTACAGCTGTACATCGACATGCTGCCACAGTGGCTGTATGACATTACAGGTGTGTGGTTTGGGTCGCTTAAAACAGAAACAGAGATACAAGACTACAGGCCTGTGGTATTCCTAGACAACGTGTACATTAAAGAGGTGTCGAAGATCAAGCAAGGTAGGATTACCGACGAGACCACAGACGCTGATTTAACTGACGTACACGGCTACAGTATAGATAGCAAGACCGGCCGCGTCACACTGTCTACGACGGGCTACAAAGACCAATACGAGCGCACAGACTACGACCAACTCCATATTACATACACGTATGGCCTCGTAGACGTGCCAGCAGCCGTTAAGATGGCCGCTATCCTTATGGTGCGTGGCATGATGCGGGAGATTAGCAGCGGCGGTACTACAGTCACATCTGAGCGTGTGGGCAACTACCAGAAGACCTACAGTGTATCAAAGAAAGAGCAGACGCTATTAGCGCCGTTTGTGAGGTTCTTGGTATGATTAGCGCCAACATGCTACGTCATACCGTGACCGTCAAGCGCCTTATGAAGACGCAGGGGATGGTACAGAAGACGCAGGCCGTGATGAGTGGTGTGCCGTGCACTATCCTGCCTATGAGCCGTGAGAACAGCGTGGCGTACAATATCAGTGCTTACAAGGCGTTTGATATGTATGCCAACACTGACCAGATCAAAGTAAATGACACTGTGACTGATCAGTCTGGGCGCAACTACGCCGTCAAAGCGCTAAATCCGTATGAAAACTTTGACAATGTGACTCACTCACATTATGTGCTGGAGCTTGCCGCGTAATGTCTACCTACATCAAGGTTGATACTGGTAACGTACCGCAGCTGGGCCGTAGATGGCGCGGAGAGGCCTCTGGAGCTGTCCAGCGCATCTTGGCTAATGGTTCGGTAATAGTGCAGCGATCCATGCGTAAAAACGCCCCTGTGGGCGTTACACAGCGTCTGGCGGGCAATATCCAGCGTACGGTTGGCAATGGCGAGGCAAAGATTACGCCGCTGAGCAAGTACGCTGAGGTGATCGAGAAGGGTCGCAAGCCAGGCAGTCGTATACCACCATGGAAGAACGAAGACTTTCAACGGTGGGTACGGGCCAAGCTAGGTAGTGTGTCACCATTCGTTGTCGCCCGCTCGATTGCTCGTAAAGGTACGCAGCCGCAGCCATTTATTGAGAAGACGTACAAAGAGACAGAGCCACAGATACAAGAGTACGCAGCACGGGCTATAGCAAACGTAATAAGTAAGTTGGAGGCGTAACATGCAAAATAAGATCAGCAATAAGTTAATAGAGGTAGTAAAGGCTATCCGTGACGATGACGGCAACCCTGTCTTTGCTGACGTTGTAGACTACGACGATGGAGTAAATAAGTACCAGGGCTACCCTGCTGCCATGATTGTGCCAGACGACGCACCGGCGGAGCTTGGGCAGAACACAGAAGTACATAGGCGTGAGGGCTTTAACATCTACGCCATCATACCTATGAGTGAGAACAATAGCCAGCGCGCAGAGGACTTTAAGAACATGCGCACACTGTCTGGCCTCATCCGTGACGCAATAGACGACACGGTAGACCTAGACGGGCTACGACACCGCGGTAAAGACCGTGTGCTAGGCGTTGTGCCAACGTCTGCCGGCTGGAGCGTGACCACAGAGCCGGTAATGGCTTTAGTGGCTACTATCAACGTTGTAGTACGCTACGACCACTACACAGGTAACTAGTAAATTGTTTATAATCAGGTAGGAGTATGAACATGAACGATAACCAATTAGTAAAACGTATCTACTTTAACCCCGAGACTGGCACGACTGTAGAAGCTACGTCGGCACAGGAGGCGGCTTTAAGGTTTGATAACATGATCAAAGAAACGTTTGATGAAGCTGAGCCAGTAGAGGCTGAGCCTGATACATCAGATGATAACAGTAACACGGAGGCCAAATAATGGCAAACATCGACTTTATCGGCCGACGCATTAGCTATGGTATCGCCAAAGAGACCACACGTGGCACAGCTGCTGCTACCGCGTCTCACTGGATACCACACCTGAGCGCCGACCTACAAGACAAGCACGAGAGTGCACTTAACAATAGCGCCATGGGCGTGATTGACCTTAACAACGACGCCATCGTTACGCAGATTTGGAGCGAGGGCAAGATTGAGGGCAAGATCCAGGTAGAAAGCTTTGGCTTGATCCTGCTTGCTGCCCTTGGGCAAGTTACGAGCGCTGCCGGCGCAAAGGCTGGTACGTTTAAGCATAACTTTACCCGCCTTAATAGCAACCTGTCACCAAGCTTGACTATCTTTGAAAAGTCACCAGCTGCTGACCTTAAGTACGAGCTGTCGTGCCTTAAGAGCCTTGAGATTGACATTGTCACTGGTGAGTACGTGAAGTACACAGCTGACTTTATCGGCCGCCGCGGCGTGCCTGCTACGAGCACAGTCACGTTTGTGGAATCTGAGGCTGAGTTTACCAGCAAGTACTGCCAGCTGAAGATGGCCGCTAACAAAGCCGGTCTTGCAGCCGCACCACGTGTATCTATCAAGAGTGCAAAGGTGAAGATTGAGCGCAACACTGAGGCTTACTACGAAGCTGGTAGCGTCACTCCTGCTGAGATTCACAACAAAGCCTTTGACGTGAGCTTTGAGTGCGAGCGCCGCTACAGCGATAACACGCTTAAGGACGCCTCGCTTAAGAACACCAAGTACGCACTTGAGCTTTCAATGGTAAACACCGACGATAAGATCGGTACAGCTAAGGACGAAAACCCATCGCTTAAGTTTACCTTGCCTGCCGTCGTTATCTCTGAGTGGGAGCGCGACCAAGGGCTTGATGACGTTGTTATGGAGAAGTTTACCGTGCAAGGCCTCTTCTCTGCTGCTAACGGCACGCAGATTGAGGCAGAGCTGGTGAACAGCACCGCAAGTTACTAATAAATCAAATAGGAAAGGACACCAACCAATATGGGCCGTTTATCACAACAATTTGCAACCAAAGTAAGCCTAGCCATGCTAGCCGAGAAGTACGGCAAGCTATGGAAGGACGCTTACATCGAGATTGCACCGCTAACCATGAAGCAGCTGCCAGAGCTACGCAACTTCCAGGGCGAAGCTAGCGCAGACGGCGAGCTAACCGACGACCAGACAGCACAGTTGCTGCCTATGGTTAAAAAGGGTTTTGTTGGCGGCAAGATCGTCTTTAACGGTGAATTAGTAGACGCAGAAGCTGACGACCTGGACGATTTGCCAGTGTCCGCAGCCTCGCAAGTGATTGTTGCGGCGGTTGGTGCTACTGACCCAAAATAGTTAGCGACTTGGAGCGCGTCATTTACTACGATAGGCCGGCGAAGGAAGCAGCCACATTGGA